TCCAAAGGAACGCTAAACAACGTCGAACAGCAGGACATCAACCTCGTCAAGCACCTGATCGGCCAATGGGCCAAGGCGCTGGAAGGTGAGATGAACCTCAAGCTGTTCGGCCGCTTCAACGGCAATCGCTATGTCGAGCACAACCTCGACGGTCTGATGCGCGGCGATCTCAAGTCTCGGATCGAAGCCATCGCCCGCGCGATCCAGACCGCGCAACTCACGCCGAACGAGGCTCGCGCGCTCGACAATCGGCCGAAGCATTCGAACCCGGCCGCCGACGAACTGCTGGTGCAGGGCGCAACCGTAGTGTTGGGCCAGAGCCCCGTGGCGGATGCTCCCGCTGCGGCCGACGCCGAGGTCGAGCCGCCAATACAAGATGATGCGGATCAATCGGACGCAAACGACGATATACCTCCGAAGGATGAGGACGATGAGCAAGACGACGACGCCGGAGTTTGAACACCGCGCGCTGGTGCGGCGCGTCGAGCGCCGTGAGGCGAACGGCGTCACGACCGTTGCCGGATATGCCGCTGTGTTCGGCGAGGTAGCCGATATCAACGGCTACTTTCAGGAGGTGATCGCGCGGGGCGCGTTCACGGAAACGCTGCGGACTGCGGACGTCCGCGCTTACTATGACCACGATCGCGGCCGTGTGCTTGGTCGCAGTTCGGCCGGAACGCTGCGACTGCGCGAAAACAACAAGGGGCTGTATGTCGAGATCGATCTCCCGGACACGTCGGACGGTCGTGACGTCCTGGTGCTGATCGAGCGCGGCGACATCAGCGGCATGTCGTTCGGCTTCTCGGTGCTGCGGCAGGAGTGGGACGAGACCGTCGATCCGACGAAGCGCACCATCCTCGAGGTCGAACTGTCTGAGGTCAGCATCGTCTCGAACCCGGCATACGACGGGACCTCAATCGCGCTCCGTTCTTTGGATGAGGCGCGAAAAGAGCGCCGCCAGCAGAATTTCAGTGCCGCCGCGCGTCGCGTTGGCATGAAAGTTTCCATCGACCTGCGCACGCGGGCGATGAGTAAAGCCTAGGCCTCACGCCGAAGCCCAAATCCATTTCATCGAAACAGGAGAGTGAACCGATGAGCAATCGGATCAAGGAACTGCGCGCGCGTCAGGAGACGATCGTCTCGGAAGCCCGCGAACGTCTCGACCAGATCAACGCGACGACCGATGAGGCGCGCGCCAAGGAACTGGAAACCCAGCACGATGCCGCCATGGCGGAATACGATCGTCTCGGCGTGCAGATCGAGCGCGAGGAACACGTCGCCTCTCTCGAAAAGCGCGGCGCGGAAGATCGCGCCAAGCGTCGTCCGGCGCCGGGCGACACCGACGTGTCGGGTCAAGATGTGGGCGACGTGGTCGACTATCGTCACGCGTTCCATCGCTACGTGCAGGAGCGTGGTGACATGTCGGCGCTGTCCGCCGAGGAACGGGCCGCTTTGCGCGGCGGCGAAACCAGGGTGGAGACCCGCACGCAGGTGACCACCAGCGGCGGCTCCGGCGGCTACACCGTTCCGACCGAGTTGAGCAATCAGATCATCAAGTCCATGAAGGCTTGGGGTCCGATGTACGACGATGACATCTGCACGGTGATGAACACCAGCTCGGGCAACCCGATCGACATTCCGACAATCGATGACACGGGCGTCGCCGTTGCAAAGCACACCGAGGGCGGCGCGGTCACCGACGACGGCGGCTCGGATGCGACCTTCGACAAGAAGACGCTGAATGCCTACGCCTACGACACCGAGTGGGTGAAGTTCTCGTGGGAACTGGCGCAGGACTCGATCTTCAACTTCGAAACCCTGCTGGGCGACCTGCTCGGCCAGCGTCTCGGTCGTCGCGCCAACACGGAACTGACCACTGGCGACGGCACCGGCGATCCGAACGGTATTGTGACTGCCTCGACACTCGGCAAGACGGCGGCGGCCACGGCTGCCATCACCTGGGACGAGATCATCGACCTCGAACACTCGGTGGATCCGGCATATCGGGCCTCGCCGAAGGCGCGGTACATGTTCAACGACACCACGTTGTCGGCGGTCCGCAAGCTCAAGGACGGCAACGGCAACTACCTGTGGCAGGCGGGTGACGTGCAAAAGGGCGTCCCCGGCAGCTTCAACGGCCGGCCCTACAGCATCAACCAGGCCATGGACTCTCTGGCTGCGGCCAAAAAGATCATGCTGTTCGGCGACTTCTCCAAATACTTTGTCCGGAAGGTCGGCGGCATCGTGATGTTCGTCGCCCGCGAGCGTTTTGCTCCGGACATCGGTCTGCTCGGCCTGATCCGGCTCGATGGCGAACTCGGCGACACCGCCGCAGTGAAGCACCTCATCACGGCCGCGACGTAAGGCAGGCTGGTGGGCGCCTTCGGGCGCTCGCCTCCATCTCCGGAGTGAATGTCATGAAGATTCGGATGCTGGTCAGTATCGCGGGCAAGGATTTCGCGCTGAGCGCAGGTGACGAAACCGAGCGTTTCGGCGACGGTGAGGCTGTCCGCCTGATCGAGGCCGGCTCGGCCGTCCCGGTCGTCACGGAGGAGGTCGAGCGCGCCGTGAAGCCCGATGCGCGCGAGACCCGCAAGGGGCGGCGGGACTGATGTGGTATCCCGCCTCGATCGTAACGCCGGCCAGCGCAGAGCTGGTCACGCTGGCCGAGGTCAAGGCGCAGGCCATCATCGACCATAGCGACGATGACGAACTTCTCGGCCGGCTGATCGAAGCGGCGCGGTCGCATGTCGAGGGGTACTGTAACCTCATTCTTGCCGAGCAGATCGTTGCCGTTCGCTGCGAGGGGTTCCGAGACTTGACCCGGCTGCCGGTTGCTCCGGTGCAGGATATCGAAACCATCAAGTATGTGGACGTGACCGGCGCCGAGCAGACGCTGCCGGAAACCGTCTATGAACTGCAAGCCGACGATCTTGAGGTCTCAATCGCGCTCAAAGCAGGGCAGCGCTGGCCGGCGATCCAACCCGGCTCCCGCATCACGGTTTCGGCGCTGACCGGCTACGATGCTGTGCCCGCGGCCATCAAGCACGCGATGCTGCTGTGGATCGCGGACAACTACGCGATGCGCGGCAGCACTGCAGCGGATGGTTTTACTGCGTTTGACGCGCTGCTCTGCAACTATCGCAGGGGCGTCTGATGGCCGATGTCAAGGCCGGCGACCTCTTTTATCGGGTCCATTGCCAGCGGCGCGTCGACCGCGACGATGGCTACGGCAATACAGTCGCCGAATTTGCAACCGAGTTCACCGTCCGAGCGGCGTATCGCCATTTGCGCGGCGGTGAGGCCGTCATAGCTTCGCGCCTCGATAACCGGCATCCGGTCCTGATCACGGTGCGCGCCTCCGCCCAGACGCGACAGATTGCTTCGGATTGGCGACTGGTGGATGCGCGCGACGGCACCGAATGGGCCATCCGCGACGTAACAGCCGAGACCGATCGGCAGTTTATTGCGTTCCTTTGTGAGAGCGGAGTTGCAGCGTGAAGTGGAGCGATGGGGCGATGTTTCTTCTGATTGCCCTGCCGCTAATTTTTGCAGTGAACTATTTGTCTGCGCTGGCAGGTGAGCCGCGAGCGGTCTGGCTGATGCAGATTCTCGGCGTGTACTGAACTCGGTGGCGAGAGCCGCAAAACTTAGGAGACTTCAATGGCAGACCTCACCATCACCGCGGCGAATGTCGTAGCCGGCGCCAATGCGGTGCGTGATAGCGGCAATGCAGGCGAGGCGATTGCCGCCGGGCAGGCGGTGTATCGCTCGTCGGCCACGAATAAGTGGATGCTGGCGGACAGCGACTCCGCGACAGCCGAGGCCAAGAAGGCATCCGGGATCGCGTTGAACGATGCGGCGCTTAACCAACCGCTCGCCGTGCTCAAATCTGGCGATATCACCATTGGCGCAGCGCTCACCGCCGGCACGGCCTACTACCTCAGCAACACACCTGGCGGCATCTGTCCGGTCGCGGACGTCGGAGCGGGGGAGAGCGTCTGCCTGCTCGGGCTCGCCAAATCCACCACAGTGTTGGCGGTCGCCATCCAGTCGCCGGGTGTGACGCTGTAGACCGGGTCATTCCTTATCTTTTGACTGCGACGACTTCTTGAAGCGTTGAAGGATGTAATTCTCGGGCGAACTGATCTTGCGGGACACGAGCAGTTTGGCGACCGCGTCGAAGCACTCCAGACGCTCTTTCGCATCATTGGTAATCCCGGCACATGTCAGAACGTCGTCGTCGGTAGCGGCCACTGCTGCTGTTGTGAAAACGGATGCAGCGATAGCCGCTAGGAGAATGCGTTTCATATGAAATCCGTGAGAATGCTCCGGGACTTCTCCCATCGTGCCTCAGCGCGGGTATTTGTGCAATATCTGGCGGGCAAGACCTACGATCGCGTTCCGGAGGCGGCAGTTAGGGCGATTGTCTCTGCACAAGCTGGTGAGATCGTAGACCAGGCGAAGCGCGATGAGTGACCCGAGCCTCGCCTTGCAAAAGGCCATGGTTGATGCGCTGAAGGCTGTCGGCACGTTGCCGGATGTTGTTGGCGGGCGTGTCTACGACGATGTGGCGGCCTCGGCCGCGTTTCCATATGTCAACCTCGGGATGACGCAAGTGCTGCCGGACAAGGCCGGATGCATCGATGGCGCCGAGGTCTTTCAGCAGATCGATGTCTGGTCTCGCAGTGTCGGATTTCCCGAATGCAAGACCATCGCCCAGGCGGTCGTTGCAAGACTCGACGATGTGGACCTGATCGTTGAGGGGTTCGCGGTCATCGTTCTCGAACACCAGGATACGCGTTACCTGCGCGATCCCGATGGCCTTACGAAGCACGCGGCCATCACCTTTCGGTCTCTTCTTCAACCCACCTAAGAGCGCTGCTGCGCATCATCAAAGGAGTCTATTATGGCACAACCGACTGTGTTGCCGGGCACCAAGCTGCTGATTCTCGTCGGCGATGGCGCGGACCCGGAAGTCTTCGCGGAACCCTGCGGGCTGACGACCAAGTCATTCGATCTGGCGGCGTCGACCAACACCACGTTGTTGCCCGACTGCGACGATCCGGAAGCGCCCGCATGGGAAGCAAAAGACGTCAATGCCTTATCCGCAACGGTGAGCGGCACAGGCGTGATGGCGGTGGAGTCGTTTGACAAGTGGAACGACTGGTTCATGAGTGCGGCGTCGCACAGCCTCCAGATCAAACTCGATAACGCGGCCCTTGGTCACTACGCGGGCTCCTTTATTCTCAGCGCGTTCAAGTTGGGTGGTACGCGTGGCCAGAAAGTCACCGTTGACGTCACACTTGTTAACGACGGTGCGGTGACGTGGGTTGATGCGACCTGATGACTGATAATCCAACCGTTCGTCGGTTCCGGACGGAAATGATGGAGTTCGGCGCCAATCTTGGCAAAGACCTCCATTATCGCACTTTGGCGATGGCGGACGAACTGATCGAGAATATGCGCGATGCGGCGCCGAAGGACACCGGGACGCTTGCCAACTCGATCCGCAAAAAGGACGTCACGCGCGGCGGCAATGGGCCTGGCTCATTCCAGGAAGTATCTGTTCTGGTGATCGGCGGCGGGGCACCGACGATGCGGCGAACCAAAGCGGGTCACGTCTACGACTATTCGTTGGCGAATGAGTTCGGCACCCGCAATGAGGTGGCTCATCCGTTCTTCTATGACACGTACCGGAAATATCGGAACTTCGGCAATGAACTGTTCGCCGAAACAGTTCAGGAAGCGATCGAAGAAAATAACAAACTGCGAGATTTGCGATCCGACGGGTCGCAAGCGATGGTCACGCATCGCGGCGCGGTCTTGAACACCAAAGGCGTCAAATGAGTGCAGATGGCTCCATTGAACTGGCGTGGGCAGGCGAGGATCGCCGCTTCCGAATTGGAATCGGTGAGTTTCGCAGCCTTCAAGAGTCCGTCAATGCTCGTCGCGTTCTAATCTCTGCGCCGCTTGTTGGTCCGGCAGCGCTACTTCAAATGCTCCGCACAAACGATGCGTGGCCGGATGATGTTCGTGACGTCTTGAAGGCAGGGCTGGTTGGCGGCGGCGTAACCCTGACCGAAGCGACCAAACTTCTTATTCGGCAGTTCGACGGCAAGCCGGTGCTTGAGCATACGAAGACGGCGTTCCTGATCCTGCTCGCGGGGCTTGTCGGTGTGCCTGACGATGAACCGAAATCAAAAAAAAAGACGAAGACGGAGGACAAGATGAGCCGGTCAAGTTCTCCGTCCTCTACGGTAACGGTGCAGCAATAGGCTTCACGCCGACACAAGTTGATGCGTGTTCGTTCTGGCAATTCCGATGCTGTCTTGAGGGTTATCGGAAAGCTAATCAGGTCGAAGATTCTGTTGAAGCCCCGACCGATGCTGAATTCGATGACATGATAGCGAGACTATCCTGATGTCTGATCTTGTTGTCCAGCTCGGCGCAAAACTCGATAAGTTCGCTGCTGACATGAGTGAGGCCGGCGACATAGCCGACCGCGCGGTAAGCGACATCGAGAGCAGATTCGCCAGCTTGAATCCGACGATGGGCGGGTTTTCCACGCTTGGCGTTGCTGCGGCTGGCGTGACCGGCATTGTTGGAACGTTGCTGACCTCACTTGTGAAGGTCAATAGCGAACTTGCCGACCTGCAGCGCAATGCTGAATATGCCGGCGTCACCGCTGAACGATTCCAGCGCATCCAGTATGCTGCCGGGCAAGGCGGAGTATCGTCAAAGGATTCCGTCGAAGATATCCGCAACATGGCGCGGCTGCTCGCCGATGCCAAGGAAAACGAGAACTCGCTTACCCGGCTGCTCGAAGCGAACAACATCAAGTACAAGGACCGAAACGGGCAGATCATCAAGCTAAACGATCTGCTGACGATTGCCGGCACCCTTCTCGGCAAATTCGACTCCATGCCGGAAAAGGTGAAGGCTGCGCAGATGCTTGGTCTTTCCGAGCGTTGGGTTGAGGCGCTTCGCAATGGCAGCGCAGCGTTCGAGGATGTCGCCGCCAGCGCCGAGAAGAATGGCGCGATTATCGACGACGCGACGGTGGCAAAGGCGGCTCTATTCGACAAGGCATGGAATCAGTCTACCGCAAATCTGGCGGTGCAGTTCAAATCGGTTGCTGCCGATATCGGTAGTTGGCTGGATGATCTCATTGACAAGGCCAACAACATAGTGACGGCGGCTGTCCAATCGCAGGGCGTGGCCGCTGGTTCCGGCCAAGATAAATTTAATGCGTGGGCCGACGCGCTTTCCATCTTACTCAAGGACTTTTTGGGGACCGCGCAGCAGGCCGACCAGGTTTCAGCATCAATCGAGCGAATAAAAACGTCGGGCGACGGTGATCCCGCAATCGTCGCCGGGCTCGAACTTATTCGAGCCAAGGCTGAGCTTGCTGAAAAGATGTTGCAGGCTGTTCATGCCGCACAAGCAAAGACGGAGTTTCCAGACGGACCGCCGCTCCCCAAGCCGCGCCCCGCTTCCGCCGACGACGCTAATCCAAACGCAGCCAAGCTGCCGGTTCGCGGTCGCGGGGGAGATGCCGCCGATGCGTTTGATCGGGCCTCGGAGTCGATCGCGAAGCATACGGCTCGACTGGATGCAGACGCAGAGAGTGCAGGTAAGGGCAAGGCGGCCCAGGAGGAATTGCGAGCGGAGACGCAACTATTCGCGGCCGCCCAGCAAGCCGGTATCCCGATCACCGAGAAAATGCGGGACAAGATTCAAGACCTCGCCCAAGACGCAGGTGATGCTGCTCAGGCGCTCGCTAAGGCCAAGGTTGTTGCGGATACAGATTTCGGATTGAAAACTGCCTTCCTGACGCAGGAGGATGCCGACATCGCACGCCAGCTTCGCGATATCTACGGCAATGATATTCCGGCCGCCCTTAACTCGACTGAAGCGGCGGCGATTCGATCCACTAATGCCTTGCGGACGATCTCGTCACTAGGACAGGATGTGAATCGAAGTTTTCTCACGGACTTCGGGCAGCAGATTCGAAATGGTGTGTCCGCGCTCGATGCGTTGCGAACCGCCGGCGTCAACGCGCTTGGCAAAATTGCAGACAAACTGATGCAGATGGCGGCGGACAACCTTTGGAAGTCGGCGTTTGGCGGGGCCGGGGGTTTTAATCTGCTCTCGTTGTTCGGCGGATCGGCCAGTCTATCTAGCGGCGGCGGTTTGTCGCTAACTGCAACGGGCGGCATGTACGCCGTTGGCACGGACTATGCCAAAGGCGGCCTGTCCCTTGTCGGTGAAAACGGCCCCGAGTTGTTGAATATTCCTCGAGGCTCGCAGATCGTCCCGAATGACGTTCTTCGACAGGGCGGAATGGGGTCTTCTGTTTCGGCGCCTGTATCCATCTCGATCGACGCGCGCGGTGCGGACGCGGCCGGCCTGGCACGCGTTGAGCAGCAGATCGCGCGGCTGAAGGCTGACCTGCCGGCAACGGTCGTTTCGACCGTCCGCAAGGCTCAGCAGGGGCGGTCGCTCTGATGGCCGTGATTGATCTTCTCGCGAGCTTCCCAGGCTGGGCCACGCAATTCGAGTTGCTGTGGCGGCAAGAGATCAGCCGTGCGAGCGGCGGTCGAACCTATGTCAAGGATTTGGGCGATCCGCTCTGGACCGCAACCTATCAATCACGTTCGCTTTCGATTAACGAATTGGACTACTGGCGCGCGCGTATCGACGCCATGGAGAACGGCGCGCAGACATTCTACGGCCGATCACTCTCGCGGTGCCGGCCGATCAAGCATCCGGGCTCATCGGTTCTTCCGAGCGGGACGATTGGATCGATCGGTGACGATCGCAAGACGGCAACGCTGGCGGGCTTTTCCGGCATCACTTTTAGTGTCGGGGACATGCTGCAGATCGGCGACGCGGATCTGCACCGCATCGTTGCGACGGGCGGCTCCCTTGAAGTTAGACCTCACTTTTGGCCGGGCGTTGCAGCCGGTGACGCTGTCATCATAAGCAAGCCATCATGCATCATGGCGGTCGTCCCGGGTTCGATTTCGTCACAGGCGGCGTCGGATACGGGTGACGGAACGGTGACGTTTCAAGCGGTAGAGGCGAGATAGTGCGCGCATTTTCCCCGACGCTGCAGGCAGCGCTGCTCAACCGCACGATCGTGTTCCGCGATTTTCTGTGGCTCATTCCACGCGACATGGAAACCGGCAATCCGGCGCCCTATGGTTTCTGGTCCGGCGCCGGCAACATAACGGCACAGGTCGTCAATCCTCTTTCCGGGGTCGCGGTCGAGCGCAATTTCGAGGGCGCGGGCGCGCTGATCTCCATTAGCGATATTCCGGCGGTTTCGAACATCACGGTGCAGGATGTGACGATCCGCATGTCGCAGCTGAATGCGGAGTCGCAGGCTGTCGTGCGTGGTTACGACCTCAAGCAGGCGCGGGTGGAGATTTACTCCGGCTATTTCGATCCGGTGTCGCGCGTGCTTTTGGAGCCCGCCTTTTGCCGCTTTCAGGGCTTCGTCGACACCGCTCCGGTGACGACGCCGAAAGAGGGTGACGACGGCTACATCGAGTTGACTTGCACCTCGCACACTTCGGAATTGACGCGCATTAATCCGGACACGCGATCCGATGACTCTCAACAATTGCGCGCGCCGGGGGACGGCTTTTTCCGCGATGTCGTCGCGGTGACGGAATGGGACGTCTCATGGGGGCAGGCCAGCCAAAGCGGCGGCGGATCGCCGTATAGCAGCGGCGGCGGGTTCGGTGCGGGATGACGGTGCGCCTGGCGCAGCGTGGCGACGTCCCGGCGATGGTAGCGGAGTTGCAGCGTCATCATGGCGAGCATGGGATGTCATGGCCGTTCGATTCCGTCCGGCTGTCGATCCTCTGCGCGCATGCGATCGACGCCGATAACTGGCT